AGTCCCAGCCACCCCAAGCGTGTCCGAACGACGGCGAACCACTGGAGCGAGGCCCGAACGGGATCTTGCACTGCCGGTTCGACGGCTGGACTGACCAATAGCAGCTGGGGATCCGCCGGCGGACGGATTCCCAGCCCCTTCGGGAGAGGAGGTGAACCGGGATGGCGCGACCTTGGCACTGTGCCCGTGAGGACGTGATGGTCCGCGGGGACATCAAGCTGACGGCGCGCATGGTCGCGCAGGTCGACGATGCGATCGAAGCCGCTACCCGCGATGTGGAGAAGCGTCTGCACCGCGTCTTCTATCCGAGGATTGAGACGCATCGCTTCGACTGGCCCAGCAGCCAGTACGCCACGTCGTGGCGGCTGTGGCTCGACCAGCACGAGCTGATCTCGGTCACCACCCTCACCTCCGCTGGCACTGCTATCGCAGCGTCGGACTTCTTCCTCTACCCGGACAGTGGTCCCCCGTACAACCGGGTAGAGATCGACCTCGACTCCAGTGCTGCGTTCGGCGGCGGCGACACGCATCAGCGGTCGATCGAGATCCTGGGCTTGTACGGCTACAACGACGACTCCAAGACCGCAGGCGCGCTTTCGGCGGCCATCTCGACTACGGCCACGCCCACTGTGGACGTCACGAACTCGTACGCGGTCGGCGTCGGCGACCTGATCAAGGTTGATTCCGAGCGGATGATCGTCACTGGCAAGACGATGGCCGATACCACCATCAACACCGCCGGGGCGCTCACCGCTACCGCCAACAACCAGTCCCTCCCCGTTTCAGACGGCAGTGGTTTTACCGTCGGCGAGATCCTGCTGCTGGACTCCGAACGCGTCCGCATCGACGACATCGCCGGCAACACGCTCACCGTCACCCGGCAGTGGGACGGTACGACGCTGGCCGCGCACAACACGGGCATCGACGTGTACGCACCACGCAGGCTCACCGTTGAGCGCGGCGCCGTGGGCACTACCGCAGCAACACACCTGATCTCCGCCGCCATCACGAAGTGGGCCGCGCCCGGGCCGGTTAAGCGGCTCACGATCGCCGAAGCGCAGACCACGCTCGCGCAGGAATCTGTTGCATGGGCGCGTCTCATTGGCACTGGCGAGCACGCCCGGGAGTCAGGTGCGAAGGGTCTCAAGGACGCCCGCGAGGAGTGCTACGAGAACTTCGGCCGCAAGGCGCGCATCCGGGCGGTGACCGGATGATCAAGGTGAAGGTCCAGGCCAGCGGACCACTCCTAGATGGTGAGTTCCCGGCGATCATCCACGACTACCTCGAAGACGCCACCTGGGAACTCGGCCAGCAGGCATTCGCGGACGTCCACTCCATCCTCGACGCCAGCATTCAGAACCCGACGCCGTACTACGAGACGCAGATCAGCGTGCAGCGAGGCGGTGCCGACAGCCTCGAAGGTCTCGCTTCCGACGTGACACCAGTCGTGGTGCACGACCGGGGCGTCATCTACGGCCACTGGTTGGAGGGCGACGGGAGCCGCAACGCCCCCGTCACGTCGTTCCGCGGCTACGCGGCCTTCGGCACCACTGCGAAGGCTCTGAACGTCGCCAACGGCAAAGCCCTCCCCATCGCGGAGGCCGTACTGCAGCGGTACCTGCCGCGCCTGCGAGGTGAGGGCTGATGGCTCTCGCATGGAACGGCAGCGACCCGGTTCAGGTCGCGGACACCGAGGACTACGAGGTCGGTGTCGCGTACCGCACCAACGGCGACATCACCATCTCCCACGTACGCGTCTGGTCCGGCGCTGGCGAAGAGGACATCACCAACCGCCGTGCCCGCATCTGGACCTCGGTCGGTGGCCAGCTCGCCGTCGTTACCCTGCCGGACAACCTGACGCCCGGCTGGACACTGCACGCCCTCGACACGCCGCTCGAAGTCACCTCCGGCACGACGATCGTCGTGTCGTACATGACCGGCGGCAACTACGGCTCCTTGGCCAGCGCGCTCGACAACGACGTCCCCTCCGCCGATGGCTTGGTTACCGCGCTCTCGGCAGCAAACGCACCCGGCGGCAACAACGGCCGCTTCAACGAAACCCCCGGCAGCTTCCCCAGCCTCGGAGTCGGCACGCATCCGTTCTACGGGCCGGACTTCCAGTACACGGCGGGCATCGGCGGCAACACGGCGCCACGAATCACCGACACCTCCGCCACCGCGGGCGGCCTTGTCGCGACTGCGGCAGCCACGGTGGAGGACGACGAGTCGCTGACCGGGCTGACGCTGCGGATCGACTGGGGCGACGGGCAGAACAGCACCGTCACCTACCCCACGCTGACCGCCCAGCACACCTACGCGAGCGCGGGCACCTATCCGCTGCTGTTCCGTGCCACCGACTCCGATGGCCTGTCGGACTACGAAGCCGACTACGTCACCGTTATCGCCGCCGACGCGGCCGTGAACACGCTGGACGCGGAGGCGATGCAGCAGGCGATCGCCAGCCACGCCATGAAGCTGGGCCAGTTCGACAGCGCTGTCGGCCTGCACGAGCCGCGCATGCGGCCCACGTCGGATCTGCACGCTGCGTTGTGGCTCAACGGAATCACGCCGATCCGCGCGTCCGGCCTCAACACGGTGTCAGCACGGGTTGAGTGGCTGTTCCGCATGTACACGGGCGGCGAGCAGGAACCGCAAGACGAGGTCGACGCCAAGGTCCTCACCGCCACAGACCGGTTCATGTCCTCGCTGTGCGGCGACTTCGACCTTGACGACCACCTCACAGACGGTCTCGTCCGAATGATCGACATCTTCGGCTCGTACGGCACCGGCCTCAACGCCGCAGCTGGGTGGGCGCGCTGGTCCGACGGCATGTCCAGAGTGGTCACGATCACCATCCCTGTGATTGTCAACGACGTGTGGCAGGAGGCCTGACGTGGCAAAGAGTTCCGGCCTGGGCGACGCGTTCTACATCGGCGGCTACGACCTGTCCGGCGACACCCAGGATCTCGGCGAGGTCGCGGGCGGCTTCACGCCGTTGCTGTCGACCACGATCGAGATGAGCGCGGTCGCACGCCAGATCGGCGGCAAGCGCGACGGCCGCATGTCCTGGGCTTCGTTCTTCAACGACGCCGCCGGCCGAGCGCACCCTGTTCTGTCCGCGCTGCCCACCACGGACCGCATCGCCTCCTACTACCGGGGCACCGCGCTCGGCGGGCAGGCGTTCTGCCTGAACGGCAAGCAGATCAACTACGACGGCGCCCGCGGCGAAGACGGCGGCTTCATGCTCGCCGTGAACGCCCAAGGCAACGCCTATGGCGGCGAGTGGGGACGCACCCTCACCCTCGGCAAGCGCACCGACACGGCCGCGACGAACGGCACCGGCGTGGACTTCGCTGCAGCGTCGTCGTTCGGCTTGCAGGCGTACCTGCAGGTGTTCGCGTTCACCGGCACGGACGTGACGGTCAAGTTGCAGGAGTCCAGCGACAACGGGGGCGCTGATGCGTTCGCCGACGTGACCGGTGGCGGGTTCACGCAGATCACCTCCACGACTCCGCAAGCTCAGCGGATCGAGACCGCGCGGGACCTCGCCGTTGAGCGGTACCTGCGGGTGGTCACCACCACGAGCGCCGGGTTCACCAGCCTGACCTTCGCGGTTGTCGTGTGCCGCAACGACACCGAAACCCTCTTCTAGGAGTCCGCCATGCGCCCACTCAACCGAGTCACGCCGCGTCTCCCGGAGGCGATGGCCACCACCTACCAGATCTCGGCGCCTGCCCAGACGCACCGGGTCAAGAGGTCCTGCGCGCACGTGCGCTGCGAGCACCATGTCAAGGGCTGGACTTCGCACTGCGACCCGAACATCCACGCCGCGCAGATCCACTACATCCGCACCGAATCCGGCCGGCGGTTTGTCGAGCGCGTCACGCCCGAGGGTCTGATTGCGTTCGACTTCTATCCCGGCCAGGACTGCTTCCGCAGTCCGCACACCGTGCGCAACGAAGACGTCGCCGAGATCTATGTCGTCCGACAGGGCGACTACCGGACTCCGGCCCCGTACGCGAATCCGGTGCGGATGAGCGGCGACAACTGGCTCGAATCCTTCGCTGCCAACCAGGAGACCTTGGCGCGCCTCAGGGAGTGATGCCAGCGGTTGGTCTCGCCGAGCTCGCTCAACAACTCAGAGTAAGTCCAGGAGCGGTACCCCCACTGCCCTCCGTTCATCAAGGAGGGCAGTGGGTATGGCCAAGGAGTCCGGTCTCGGATGGACGACCGCCGCGTTCGACGACAGTGGCGGCGTGGCTCGGAACATCCGCAACGACATCACGAACATCGAGTTCGCCACGCCGCGCGCAGTGCAGGACATCACCGGTCTCGACAAGTCGGCGATCGAGCGGCTGCTGTTGCTGGCTGACCTGTCGGGCACGGCGAACGGTGTCTTCAACGACGCGGCGAACACCGCGCACGACGTGTTCAAGACCGTTCCGTCCACGTCGGTCGCCCGCACCGTCACCCT